GACGACGTAGGCGCCGGTGCGCGCGTCGTTGAGGCGCGTCGACATCGTGCCGTCCCACCACTCGTTCGTCGTCTCGATCAGCGCCTCCGACATCGCCTCGTTGGCGGCGTTCCCATCGTCTACGATTATGATCGAACCGCCCTCGCCTGTGACGCGAGCATCTACAGCGGTTATCAACCGTTCGCCGCGTTGAGTGTTCTGGAAGCGGCCCTTCGTGTTCTGGTCGCCCGTGAGCTGGAAGCGATGGCCCCACAGGCGCTGGTACCACGGGCTCTCGATCAGGCGGCGCGTCTTCACGCTGTCGCGCATCGCGAGCGACATCGCGTAGGAAGCGTGCAGCAGCGGCACCTGCGGCCCGCTGGTCGGCGAGACCTCGCGCTGCGTCCAGACCCACGCCGGGAACGCCACGCTGCATATCGTGCTCTTACCCATACGCGGCGGTATGTTGATGATCAGCTTGCGGATCTCGCCGTCGACGACCGCTTCGAGGTGCTCGCAGACAGCTTCCAGAGGCCAGCCTGCCACGAAGGGCGAGGGGTCGATGTACTTCCATGCATGCTGGAGGAACGTGTAGAGCGACGTCTCGCACTCGACGCGCTCGATCTCGCGCAGCGTCTCGAACGGGTTGAGGTCGGCTAGGTTCATACCCGCTTACGGCGAGTGCGCGACGGCGTGTTGGCGCGCACGCGCTTCTCGATTTCCTCGCGCAGGTGCCAGTGATCGTAGAACGCCTGCAGGATCTCGGCGTTGGTCACGTCTTGGCCTTGAAATACTGGGCGCGGGGGCCGCAGATCTCCCGGTCGGCCTGCGGCGGCCCGAAGCGTTCGGCGTAGCAGTAGCGAGGGCCCGGCGCCGTAGTCGGGCGCCCGCACATCAGGATGCCGTCGCTGTTGCGCCAGCTGTGGGCGCAGTCGGTGCAGAGGGGGGTCATTGCAGCCTCGAATAGTCGCCGGCGTAGTAGCAGCCGTACATGATGTCGGGGGCGTAGGCGTTGGCCATCAACGCCGCGAAAATCGCGCGCTGCCCGGGGTCGCCCGAGTCAGTGACCTCTGCGTAGGCCTCGCCCGTGCCGGCCCAGCCGACCGTGATGCCGGCGCGCAGGGCGGCGCGCAGCAGCTCAGGGGCAGGCATGGCAGGCGGCTTCATGGCGCAAGCGTACATCATTCGACGACCTTGAAACAATGCCAGAGGGCGTACTCGTCGACGTAGCCCTCGACATCGAAGGAGCCGCGCGGCTGCGTCAGCGCCATGAACAGCGGCAGCAGCAGAGCCAGATCGCTGCGCGTAGTGACCGCCTCGGGCTCGAACGTGTAGGCCTTGCCGCCGATGTGGAACTGCACGTCTCTAACGTCCCTCATCTTCGGTCTTCCCCTTCGTTGCCTGCTGCAAGATCAACTTGAGCTGATCCCTCTGCTCGGGCTGAAGCGCCAGCACGTCGATCCGCGTCGCCTGCGTCTCGATAGGCCCGCCGTCCTTGCCGGTGATCTCGGTAATGATCCGCTCGCCGTAGACTTTCGGCAGCACCTTCGACAGCAGCCACTTGCGTGTGTCGATGCGCAGCCGCGACCGCGCGACGGCCTCCATGTCGAGGACCATCTTGCCCTCCTCGTTCACCACGTAGTCATCGCGCTTGTGGTCCGCGATGTCGCTGATCTCGTCAGCCCAGCGCAGCGCCACAATGTGCTTCGCTCTCGCGTATCGTTTCCCAAACCCTTCGTAGTCGTCGATGATCCAAGCGTAAATCGTCGCCTCACCTATCTTCAGCTGGTCTGCAATTTTAGGCGTCGATATCCCGTCAGCCATCATCTGGAGGATCTGTTCTGCGATCTCGGGCGTGTACGTGCTCGTCCGCCGAAGCCCTTGACGACCAGCACGCCCCACGCGCCCAGCCACGCCGGCCACGCCTCGGGCATCAGCAGGATCAGCACCAGCGTCGGGAGCGCGAGCATTACGGCGAGCCATCTCCAGATCACGCCCTTGCCTTAAGCAGCTCCAACATGGCGACGACCGACCGCGGGACGGGCGTCTCGCCGGCCAGCCACCGGTACACCGTACGGCCGCTGACGCCGGACAGCACGGCCAGCTCGCTGTTCAGGAGATCCATCTCGTCCAGCAATCGGTTGAGGTACCTCGGGGAGAGGTCGGTTGCGATCTCGGTCATGCTGGCACTCTACGCCAAAACGACAAAAAAGGCCAGCCTCTCGGCTGGCCCTTTCCGGCGGCAGTTTCCTAGGCTGCGAGGCGCTGGTTGGCGCGGGCGGCGACCGTGATGCGGGTCGCGGTCGAGGTCTTGGTCGCCTCGGCGATCTGAGCCTCGGTCAGGAACGTCTTCACCGTCGCGGTGTCGAGGCGGCTCGTGTCGTAGGTCGAGATCTTGAGCGCGAACTTGTCGCCCGCGATCTCGGCCGCGCCGAGGGCGAGGAGCTTCGCCTTGAGGTCGTCCACGGTCTTCTGCAGCGCCTTGAGCTGGGCGGTCGCGACGGCGTACTGGTCTACAAACTTGCTGGTCGTCATTTCCATCTCCTATTCGATGAACCCTTGTAAGGGCGTTTCGACCCCTTTGCAAGACATATTGTCAATAACCCCTACAGTCTCTCAACTATTCCGTCCGTCTCTGCCCTAAAACCCTTATGGAATGGGCATCCGAGGCACTTTCAGAGACTGAGAGACGGAGAGACTGAGGCTGTAGACTTTCGCCGCACGGCGGGCGCCGCGCGCCGGGGGCTATCCCCTATATACGTAATATCTATCTCTACTACTCTTTCATATATAGTCAGTCTCTCAGTCTCTAAACACCCTTCCGATGCCCGTTTTCATTGCTTTTTATCCAGAGACTGTCGCAGAGACTGTCCAGAGACTGTCGAGGCGACAGTCTCTTTCCTGTTTGACAGAATGTCAAAACCCGGGGTAAAACCGTCTCCTCAGACAGGAGCCACGCCATGGACATCGAAGCCGCCCTCTCCACCGAAGTCATCTACAACGTCGACTACGTCGAGATGAAAACCGCCTTGAACCGGACCCTTGAGAAGGCCAAGGAGGCCGCCTCGGCCGTCTACCTCGCCATCCCCTACGAGGACCGCCGCACCGACGAGCTGTCGGCGCAGTACTACGGCACGATCTACCCGCACACCCTCCCGGGCTGGCTCAAGAGGCTGCCCAAGACGGCGAGCCCGACGCACGCCGCGGCCCTCGAAGCCTACCGGGCCCTCGGCGCCTACTCCGCGATCTGCGCCAAGTTCGTCGCCGCCAAAACCCGCGTCGTGAAGGCCCGCAAGCCCTCCACCGTCGCCCGCAAGACCCCGGCGCGCACGCTCGACAACACCGGCACCTGCGCCTGCTGCGGCCAGAACGTGAAGCTCGCCGGCGGCACCATCGTCGCCCACGGCTACACGATCCGCTGGGGCTTTCAGAGCGGCTCCTGCCTCGGCGTCAGCTTCGACCCCATCGAGGTCTCGGACGAGGGCCTGCGCGTCGCCCTGCTGGTTTACGAGCACCATCTGGCCGTCGCCCGCCTCTCGCTGGAGTACGGTGCCCTGACGCGCCGCGAGCGGGCCGAGCTGGAGGGCCGCGTCAGCGGCTCGAAGAGCGCCATCGCCCACTACACGGCGGCGATCCGCGATTGGGCCCCCCGCCCCCTCCCCAGCGAGAGGAGGGCGTGAGCATGGGACGCTTCACGCTGCCGCGGGTCTTCTGGGAGGACCATTTCGAGCGATGCGCCGCGCACCCCGGTCGGCGGGCGGTCATCAAAAGCACTAAGAGGCACGTGACTGTCGATCTGGACGCCGTCGCGCTGGCAAATCTTCATCAGGACGCCATGCACTACGCGCACGGCGGCCTCGATGCCGCCCCCGCGGGCCTGCGCAGCTCGGCACGCTTCACGCTTCTGGCGGTGGCTAAAACTTTAAGGCACGCCCGCCGCTGCGTTGCTTGACGGCACCCCCACCGAAAAGAGGGGTTGACACCCCTTCCCCACCTGCCCCATAGTCGGGGCATTGAATAGGAGATCGACATGGCATCCAAGTACACTCTCACCGCCTACTGCCCCTTCGGCCTCGGCGAAATCGAAGTCGACATCGTCTACACCTACACGCCCGGGCGCCCGGCGCGGGGGCCCAGCTACGCCAGCGGCGGCGAGCCCGCGGACCCGCCCGAGATCGAGTTCGTCTCGGCGGCGCTGCCTAAGGACAAGCTCAGCGACCACCACCAGCTGATGTTGAACGAGTGGGCCGAGGAGTGGCTTGCCGACGAAGGCTTCGACGACGCCGTCGACAACGCAGAAGGGGCCTAGATCATGGATATCTACACGATCCTCTGGAGCCGCGGCGGCAGCCACGACGGTGTGGACTGGGACGACGAGCAGACGGTCACGTTTGACGCCGGCCTGAAGGTCACCGCGATCCACCCCGGCGCCGGCAATCACGGCGTGTTTAGCGACATCGCCGACCGCATGTTGATGGACGAGGCGCAGGACTGGCTCGAAAACGAGGGCTACGACGAGGCCGTGAAACTACTGGCTGCCTAGTGAAAGAGGTTCTGAGATGCCCAAGCTCACCCCCGAACAGCAGCAGCGGCAGATGGAGGGCCTCCGCCGCTGGCACGCCTCCCGCAGCGAGGAGGAGAAGCGGATCACCGCGATCAGGGGGCGCCTGACGCGCCAGAAGAACAGCGGCTACACGCCCCCCGGCCGCCTGACTGCCCGCAGCTGGGAATACGGCGACGACCCCCTCGAAGACCTCTAGACAGCGCACGGCCACTGCCCCATAATCGCGGCATCGAATAGGAGATAGTGATGATCATCGAAACGTCCGACAACCGCCTCTTCCTCGTCGTCGACTTCGCGACCCCCGGCCTCGCGCACGTTTGGTGCGGCCAGCCCGTCCGCCGCCTGAAGGCGGGCTACAAGGTCACCAAGCACCGCGTCGCGGCGATGGTCCGCAAGGCGGGCAGCAAGGTCGTCGACCGCTCCCCCACCGTCATCGAGTAGGAGACAGGAACATGCTCGACCCCATCGACCTCGAAGCCAAGTATCTGAGGTGGCTGGCCGCCTGCCCGGCCGCGCGCCGACTTGACGCCCAGAACCCCGCCGACACCCGCAAGGTGTTCACCCAGCTCTACCGCGCGCTTGCGGGCGACGACGTAGTCGCCCGCTTCCCCGGCGAAAGGACCGTGTGATGGACTACGCAGAGATCTGGGCCGAGGCGTGGTCCGCCGGCATCATGTCCGGCCTCGCCTGTCGCCCCACCCCGATGGTCGTCGAGTATCACAAAAGCAAGACCCTGTACGTCGCTGAGGTCGTCGACGACGGCGCCTGCGGCTTCGCGTGGGTCAAGATCCGCCCCGCCAACTCCAAGATGGCACGCTGGCTCAAGGCGCAGAAGCTCGGCCACAAGGCCTACAACGGCGGCTGGGACGTCAGCGTCCACGACTTCGGCCAGAGCTGGGAGCGCAAGAGCGCCGCGGCCTCGGCCATGGCCGCCGTCCTGACCAAGCACGGCATCGACGCAACCGCTCACAACAGGATGGACTGAACCGTGATCAGCCGTGACCCCGAAATCCTTCACCGCCACAGCATGATGGCTGTCGAGGATTATTTGAACAGCGCCATCGACAGTCTCGACAGAAACTTTGGCAAAGGTTACGCCCAGAAACACCCCGAACTGGTAGGTGCCTACATCAACGCGTGCGTCAGGGAGCAGTTTACCCCCTACGTTGCGAACGCCCTCGGCGATATCGCAGACAGCATCCGCGCCCTGAAAGAGGTCGAGTGATGCTGACCCTCCACGACTGCACCTTTCAGGTGAGCTGGAGCGGCTGGGGCCCCTCCACGCCCCACGCCGAGCGCGTCGCGCTGGGCGTCATGCTCGACCTGCTGGAGATGAGCCCCGACAGCGTCCGGCGCATCGCCCAGTCGCCGGGTGAGCTGGACCTGACGGCGCGCGTCGCGCGCGCCCGCGTCGCGACCATCATCGCGCGCAGGGGCCGCGCCGTGCCCCTGAAGGCCTGCATCGTTCTGGAGGCCCTGTGACCACTGTCCCGGCCCCCGGCGCCCCCCGCAGGCTCGCCCGCATAGGGTACATGCTGCACGGCGCGCAGCACGCCGAATACCTCGCGCGCCTTCTCGGGGTGGACCGCAAGACTGTGTACCGCTGGCGCCGCGGCACGACGCCCGTCCCCGACTACGTCTGGGAGCCTCTCAAGGTCGCGCTGCTGAAGCGTCGCAACGACATCGAAACCGCACTGAAAGGAATTGAATGATGGTCAGCGAAGAGACGGCCAAGCGCATCGCCGCCGCGCTGGAGCGGCTGGCGACGGCCTACGAGCAGGAGGCCTACGACTATGCGGACGGCACGGGGAAGAGCGCGTGGCTGTCGCAGGTCATGTGCTTCCGCTGCTACCCGTCGCACCCGATGGACTGGCACAACCCCTGTGAGAAGTATCGTTAAATCTCACTACTGATCGGTAGCGGAAGTTGTCCGCCCGCTCGCCGGTTATTGCATGGACATAGAACACAGGTGACGTATGGCTAAAATGAAAACCGAAACCCCGACGAAGATGACGCAGCGCACGAGCGCGGGGCTGCGCGGCAGCCTGTTCGACGAACTGGACGGCCTGCGGAAGGGCACTGTGAACGCGACACGCGCCAATGCGGTCGCCAAGCTGGCGACCACGATTATCGAAACGGTCCGCCTCGAACTCGACGTGGCCAAGTACGCGGAGCGCAACAAGTTGAGCCCGGATCGGGCTGTTCGCGCGCTCAACACTGCCGTTGCACTCGGAGAGTAACGATGCCCGCGGTCACTCTGACGGGGGTGCTGCGCCCGTACTGCACTTGGGAGTCTCAGCCCCGTGGTCATAGCGACCGCATTTTATGGCGTGCGGGGCGGCAGAAGGGCCGCCCCGAGATCGTGCGCATGCATCGCTGCCGAAAGTGCGGGCGCCCCGTGTACGGCTTCTTCAAATATGGAAGCCTGCCGCGTGAAGCGGATGGCAGCCCGCAAACCTGCGAGAACTGCGCGTGGGGGTTGAAGCAGCGCATGAAGAAGCTGCCCGGTCCTTCCTACCCCGGCGACAAAACATGGTACGAACGCGCGTTTCTATACGCCGTCGCGCAGCTCTACCTGTCCGAATATAAAAAAGCTAAAAAGGAACATAGAATATGAAGTCCATCACGGATCCTGACCTGCCTTTGGGCGAGCGCTTGCGCAGGCTCGCGGCGGTGCAAGGCAAGAAGCCGAAGGACATCGCCGCCGAATTGAACGTGTCGGTGCAGCACATCAGCCGCCTCTACACCGGCAAGAAGACCATGCACCCGGCGATGCTCGACGGCTTCATCATGGCGCTGGACCTTGAGTACATGGCCCCGGCACTGCACGCCGCCGCCGCGCGCGAGTACGGGTTTCGGTTGTGAACCGCTACATCCTCGCCCTGATTGTCTTCGGCTTCGTGCTGCTCTGCTGGGGCGTCGCGAAGGCCGACTGGCAGGTGCAGGAGTGGGACGGCACGGCGTGGGTGCCGGCCGTCACGCCCAAGGGCCGCGCGGCCGCGGCCAACGCCGAGAAGACGGCCTGCGAGCTTGACCTCGCGAGCCTCTCGACGGTCAAGCCGTCGGGCGCTAAACTGCGATGCTCAAAAATAAAATAGGAGAATAGAATGGAAAACGACGTTCGGCTGGTCATTCGCGCCAAGAACAACCTGCTGCTGACCCGCATTGAAGAGCAGGGCTTCTCAACTGTCGCGGCGTTCTGCCGTCGCGCGAACGTAACGTATCAGATGCTCAACGAATTCATCTGCATGCGCTCCAGCCCGCGCATGAAGAACGGCGACTGGCGCAAGGCTGCGCTCGACATAGCGGAGGCGCTGGGCGTCGCGCCGGAAGACTTGTGGTCATTTGAACAGCAGACGATGACGGAATCTGTGAAGGTTGCCGAGGTCGTGATGTCGATGGCCGAGTACGGCCGGCGGCTGGCGGCCAGCAACCCCGAGCGCCAGATCGAGGCGCGCCAGTACCGGGACTTGATCGCAAACGCCGTCGACAAACTCAATCCTCGCGAGCGCCAGATCGTGCGCCGCCGGTTTGGACTTGAGACAGGCGAAGCGGAGACTTACAACGCCATTGGCAAAGACTTCGGCGTGTCCGGAGAGCGTGTGAAGCAACTCGAATGCCGAGCCCTTCGATACATGAGGGGCCATCTACGCAAGGCAGACATTACAACCGCGACTGTAGACGACGTCGAAGAGGCGCTCGTCACCGAGTGAACACCGCGTCCTGCACCTCGGCCTTGAACGTCAGGCGCGGATAGACGGTATCCTCCTCGACAGTGTCGACGGCGACGGTCGCGTAACTGATCGTCTCCGGTGCCTTCTGGCCCTCACGCGCGAGGCGCATGATGGCCTGCTCCCAAAAATCCAAGGACCACGGCAGCGAACACCAGCACACGATGTGCCCCCCGAACTGCAGGTTGAGCCCATGACTGAACGCGGCCGGGTGCGCGATCAGCACGCGCAGCCTGCCCGCGTTCCAGTCCTCTACGGCTTTCGCCGCGACCTTGCGCGTCGTGCCGCTCCCCAGCACCGGCGCATCGGGATAGCGCAGCCGCAGCTCGTCGAGCTGCTCGCGATAGTCGTAGACCAGCAGGACGGGCGACGTCTGCACGTCGACGACATCGCAGATGGCGTCGACGCGGAACATGTCGAGACGCTTGCCCTCGCCCGTCTCGTCGTAGACGAAGCCGGCGCAGACCTGCCGCATCTTGTTGACGACCTGCGCGCGGCCTCCGGGCATCATGACCTCGCCCTCGATGTCGGCGACGCTCGTCTTGTCGAGTTCCTCGTAGACGCGCCTGATGTCGGGGGGCAGCGTGACCGGGACCTTGACGTGACGCACGGGAGGCGGCGCCCAATTCTCAGGCGACAGGATGAACGTCATGTCGGAGATCGCCGCGAGCGTCTTCGCCAGCGTCCCCTTGCGGCACTTCCAAACGTTCTCCGTCTGCTCCCACATGTTCGCCGCGCGCCACCTGACCCAGTCGCGGCCGAGCCTGCGACCGTGGTCGATGATGCGCGTCTGCGCGAACAGGTCTTCGGGCCCGTTCGGCACGGGCGATCCCGTGAGGCCGATGCGGACTTTCATGTGATCCGTATGCTTCAGCGTCGGGCGCCACTTCGCCGAGGTCGGCCCCTTGAACTTCGACAGCTCGTCTATCACGAAGCAGTCGAAGGCCTTGCTGTGCTTCTTGAGAAAGTCGACGAGGTTCTCGTGGTTCACGACGACGATGTCGGCTCCCTTGACGGCCGCATCACGCTCGGCTGGCGTCCCCGTCGCCACGGCGATCCGCAGGTGCCGCAGGTGTTCCCACTTCTCACCCTCCTGCTGCCACACCAGCTCCGCGACGCGCAGCGGTGCCGTCACCAGCACGCGTCGCACGGTGCCGTCGGCGAGCATCTCGCTCAACGCCGTCAACGTCACGACCGTCTTCCCGGCTCCCGGCCGGGCGAAGACGAGGCTCTCGTTGCGTTCGTAGATGTGGGTGATCGCCTGCTCTTGGACAGGCCTGAGTGTCACGGGCATATGGCCTCGAAATCCGATACGTTGTCGATCACGTGTACATCGAAGCCTAATGCACGCAGCCGCGAATGCCAAGCGGCTTGCAGCGGCGTCGGCTTCTTGCCGGGGGCCTTGAATTCGATGAACACGGCACGGCCGCCGGGGGACAGCATGAGACGGTCTGGGACACCCGGATAGCCAGCTACTTCGAGCTTCCAGAACACATAGCCGCGGGCTTTGGCGATCTTTCGGCACTTGGCTTCTATGTGCTTTTCCATGCTTTAACGTATCAGGCTTGACGACAGCTTGTCACCGGGCGTAGGTTCCCGCCATCAAACAGGAGACAGGATGAGATACGGTAGCATCTGCAGCGGTATTGAGGCGGCAACAGTGGCGTGGCACGGTCTTGGCTGGGAGCCCGCCTTCTTCTCCGAGATTGATAATTTCCCTCGCGCCGTTCTTCAGCACCACTACCCCGACGTGCCTTTGCACGGCGACTTCACGACCATCAATGGAGATGAATATGGCCACATTGACCTTCTCGTGGGCGGGACGCCGTGTCAGGATTTCAGCATCGCGGGGCTTAGAGCGGGCCTTGCTGGTGAGCGCGGAAACCTCACACTTGAGTTTGCGCGACTGGTTGATCGAATGCGGCCTCAGTGGATCGTCTGGGAAAACGTCCCCGGCGTCCTGTCAATTGACGGAGGTCGGGCGTTTGGTTCCTTCCTCGGGGCGTTGGCAGAAATCGGGTATGGGTTCGCCTACAGAATTCTTGACGCTCAATACTTCGGAGTTCCACAGCGACGCCGTCGTGTGTTCGTTGTCGGATATTTTGGAGACTGGCGACGTGCCGCGGCGGTTCTTTTTGAGCGCGAAAGCCTGCTCGGGAATCCTGCGCCGCGCCGAGAAGCGGGGAAAGGAGTTGCCCCGATCCTTGAGGCAGGCGCTAGAACAGGTAAGTCAACAACAGATGTCCGAGCCGGCAGCGGCATAGGCAATCCCGGCGATCCAATGTTTACGCTTCAAGCCGGGAAGCAGCACGCGGTTGCGGGCACTATCGGCGCGCGCACTGGTCTTAGTTGCGGCGCTGATGATGCTGCAAACGGACATATGATCGTTGCAAATAATAGTTCGCCGTTAACGTCAAACCCTTATGGCGACCATGAAAGCCGAGAAGGTCTGCTGGTGACGCACACCCTCAAAGGTGAAGGCTTCGACGCCAGCGAGGACGGGACGGGACGCGGCACGCCGCTGGTGCCGGTCGCCTTCTCCATCATGCCGGTGCCCTTCGACACGACGCAGATCACCAGCAAGGCGAACTACAGCAAGCCGAAGGCAGGCGATCCCTGCCACCCATTGGCTGCAGGCGCGCATCCTCCGGCGATTGCCTTCTCCATCATGCCGATGAACAGCGGCAAGGACTACAAGGCGCGCGAGACAGACATCGCCCAGCCAATCATGGCCGGCGGCCCCGTCGGCGGTAATCAAGGCGGCGATTTCATCGTTGAGCCGGTGCCTTTCGACACGACGCAGATCACCAGCGCGGCCAACTACAGCAAGCCGAAGGCGGGCGATCCCTGCCATCCCTTGGCGGCGGGCGCGCATCCTCCGGCTGTGGCTTACGGCATCCGCTCGGATGCGATGCGCGAAGGGGCAGCGAAGACGCCATCGGCCGACGCTGAAGGGCGCGTTCGTCTGCGCGATCCGGGTCTGGGCATAACCGCAGAACTTTGTCCGACAATCGATACGGGTGCCGCTCACGCGGTGGCCTTTGATCTTCGCGGCAAGGAAGGCGGCGCGCAATTCGAGGGGCCGCACGACCCGGCGAACATTCGCGCGGCATCTGGCGGGTCGTCGCGAAGCTATGTCGCCGCCACCGCCGTCCGCCGCCTCACGCCTCGAGAATGCGAGCGCCTGCAAGGCTTTCCGGACGACTACACACTGGTCCCGTACCGCAACAAGCCCGCCAGCGACGGCCCTCGCTACAAGGCGCTGGGCAATTCGATGGCGGTGCCTTGTATGCGTTGGATTGGCGAGAGGATTGAGCTTATTGAGACGTTAACCAAGAGGATAGTATAATGCAACACGCACCCTTCGGATCGTCGACTGCCGAGCGCGTCATCAACTGCCCCGGCTCGGTCGCCCTCAACGCCAAGTCCCCCGAACAGCCCCCGAGCGAGTACGCTGCCAAGGGCAGCGCGCAGCACGCCCTGATCGAGCACCTGCTCCTCGAAGGCGGCGAGCCGGAAGGCTACGTCGGCGCCGTGTTCGCGGGTGTCGAGATCGACGACGAGCTGGCGGGAGGCGTACGCATCGCCTTCGATGCCGCCGAGTCGTTGCTGGCTGACTACAGCGGCGACCAGCTGATCGAGCAGCGTCTGGTCATCGTCAAGGACGAGATCTTCGGCACCGGCGACGTCATCGGCATTTCCGAGGACGGCACGCGCGCCCTGATCGCGGACCACAAGTTTGGCTACGTCGAAGTCTCCCCCGACAGCATGCAGCTGAAGTTCCTTGCCGCCGCGCTGCTCGCGGATCCTAAGTTCGCCGCCATCTCGAAGGACATCGAAGAATTCGAGCTGGCGATCATCCAGCCCGCGTTCGACCCTCCCGTGACGAAGGCGTCGATAACGCGCGCCGAGGCCGAGGTCTTCCTGCGGACCATCAAGCTGGCGCACTCGGCCAGCAAGGCTCCCGCCGCTGACGTGCGGATGGGCGACTGGTGCAAGTGGTGTCGCGCCAAGGCGATCTGTCCCGCGCAGCGCCAGATGTTCTCGGACCTGATCGACGTGAAGATCCACCCCGACTGGTCGCTCGCCGAGCTGGGCGAGATTCTGGTCAAGGCCAAGGATTTCGAGAAGCTGATCGAGCACGTGCAGGACCGCGTGAAGCACGAGCTGGCGAACGGCCGTAGCGTACCGTTCTGGCGCCTCAAGGCGGGCTCGACGCGCCTCGCGTGGGCGCAGGCCGCGAAGGACACGATTGCCGCGCTGCGCGGCCTTGGCCTCAAGGGCGAGAAGGCCATTCAACCCATCACCCCGGCCGCCGCCAAGAAGGCGCTGGGCGAGCTTCCCGACGATCTCGTTGTGAAGACCACGAGCGCGCCGTCGCTCGCTCGTGACACCGACACCGCAGACGCTGTCCTGCCGGTGGCGGCCTTCGCAAAGGCAGCAGCACTGTTGAAAGGAAACAGGTAAATGAGCAACGAACTGAGCCTCTTCTCGAAGGGCGGCCTGCCGCCGGCCGACGTCAACGCCTACAAGCAGTCGCTGAAGGCGATGTCTTCGGCGGCGAAGTCGTCGCTGGGCGGCCTCCCGTACCTGCGGATGGGCAAGGACGGCGAGTGGGTGTACGGCGCCGACAACACCGAGGTCGAGGAAGGCAGCCTGTGGGCGGTTAACCCGTTCTCGATGTCGCTCGGCTTCATCGCGTGGGGCACCGGCGCGCAGGAGGGCACCGTCCTCGGCGAGCAGATGGCCCGCGTCGGCGAGGTGCCGGTGCAGCGGGGCAACCTGCAGGATGTCGGCGCCGAGTGGACGCCGTGCTGCTCGTTCGAGATGGTCTGCCTCAACGGCGAGGACAAGGGGACGCACGTCCTCTACAAGACCAACTCGGTCGGCGGCCGCCGCGCGTTCGCCGACATGATGCAGCTGATCGCGGCCGCGATGGACGACGCTGAGGGCAAGTGCGTCCCCATCCTGAACCTCGACTGCGACAGTTACCCGCACAAGAAGTACGGCAAGATCTACACGCCGATCTTCGACATCAAGAAGTGGGTGATGCCGGACGCGCAGGAGCTTGGGGGCGCGCCGGCCAAGAAGGAAGAGGCGGAGGCTCCGACGAAGCCTGCCGAGGAGGGCACGGTTCGTCGTCGTCGTCGTTGAAGCCTGACTGGGGGCGGCCCATGGCCGCCCCCATTTCTTTGGAGAATAGAATGGCATTGATCCTGTCCCTCGATTACGAGACCTCCGCGCCCCTCGACCTGACCGTGGTCGGCGCCTACCGCTACGCCCAGAGCGCCACGATCATGTGCGCCGGCTACGCGATCTACGAAGAGAACACGTTCGAGCCCGAGATGGTGAAGCCGTGGCGCGCTTGGAAGGGCGAGCCGATGCCCGATGAGCTGGTCAGGGCGTTGATGACGGTGACCGTCAAGAAGTGTGCGTGGAACGCTCAGTTCGAGCGCCTGATCACCAAGCATTGCACTGAAGTCTACGTCAACGACGACGAATGGTTCTGCACCGCCGCCCGCGCCCGCGCCTCGGCATATCCGGGCAAGCTGGACTTGTGCGCGAAGGCGCTGGCGATCCCGCAGAAGAAGGATCTCGCAGGCGGCAAGCTGATGAAGAAGCTGTCGACCGAGGGCACCGGCACCGAGGAAGAGTACGAACGCGTCCTCGAATACTGCCTGCAGGATGTCGTCGTCGAGGCGACCATTGGCATGGTCATCCGCGACCTGACTGCCGAGGAGTGGAAGGACTACCACGTCTGCGAGCGCATGAACGACCGCGGCATCCCCATCGACGCCGATCTGGCGCGCGCGGCTCAGAACTATGCCGAGGTTGAGGCGGCAGAAATTGCTAAGGAATTAAATGCCGCGACGGGCGGCGCGATCACCAGCGCGAAGCAGTTCGGCCGCATCAAGAAGTGGGTCGGCGAGAAAGCTCCCGAGATCGCCCTGCAGTTTACCGACGAGGAGACGGGCAAGTTCTCGCTCGACAAGTCGGCACGTACCGCCATCTTCGAGAGCGACCTGCAGCTCGGTGAGGAAGTCCGCGAGGTTCTGGAGCTGATCGACGACGCCGGCCGCGCCAGCACGGCCAAGTACGCCGCCATCGAGAACCGCACCGACACCGACGGCCGCCTGCGTGGGGCGTACCTGTTCAACGGCGCGGGCCAGACGGGGCGCTTCAGCGCGATGGGCTTCCAGCCGCATAATCTGGTGCGCGACAAGCTCGACAACGCTGGCGACGTGATCGAGGCCGTCCTCGACGGCGCCTCGGCCGGCGAGGTCACCAAGCTCTCCGGGCAGAACATGCTGACGACGCTGGCGCGCATGCTGCGGCCGACCATCGTCGCGGAGAACGGCAACGTGCTGGCGTGGGCCGACTATTCGGCCGTCGAGGCGCGCGCCCTGCCGTGGCTCTCGGCGTCGCCGGCCGCGGAGCCGCTGCTCGACATCTTCCGCAAGAACGAAGACGTCTACAAGCACGCGGCGATGGGCATCTACGGTGTGCCCTTCGACAAGGTCGACAAGGCCCAGCGCCAGATGGGCAAGATCGCCGTGCTGGCGCTCGGGTATCAGGGTGGCAAGAATGCCTTCCGCAAGATGGCGCGCGCCTACGGCCTCAAGATTGGCGACGACTTGGCCGACGAGATCAAGGTTGCGTGGCGTCTGGCGAACCCGTGGGCGAAAACCTTCTGGCGCGATCTGGAGGGTGCCGCCGTTCGCGCCGCGCGCAACCCGGGCACCATCGAGACGGCGGGCCGCATCAAGTACCTGATGCACGGCGACATGCTCTACGCGCTGCTGCCGTGCGGCAGGCTGATCGCGTACCCGGAAGTCGAGGTGGTGGAGGTCGACGGCAAGTACGGCCCGCAGGCCCGCGTGTCGTCCCTGAAGGCCTCGATGCACCCCAAGAAGGGTGAGACGGCGTGGCCCCGCGTGACCCTCTACGGGGGCCTGCTGGCCGAGAACGCGACGCAGGGCTTCTGCGCCTCGCTGCTGCGCGCAGCTGTGCGTCACCTCGACGAGGCCGGCTGGCCCGTCGTCATGCACACGCACGACGAGGTGCTCGTCGAGGTCGCGGAAGATGAAGTCGACGATGCCAAGGCAGCGTTGCAGGAGGCCATGCTGACGAACGCATGGCCCGACTTGCCGCTTGCCGCCGACCCGGAGCACGGCTACAGCTACGACAAGTAGAGGTCGATATGGAATTGGATACATTCATAGAGCACGTCTTCGGTGACGTGCCCGACGACGAGATCGTCGGCATCGTCCAGCGCGGCAAGGATAACCGGGGCTGGCTGACGACACCCTACAAGAAGGGGCGCACCAAGCTGCGCCCCGACGCCGCCAGTTACTACTGCATCTCGACCCTGAAGAAGCCCCCCGAGGGCGAGCCTCTGCGGCGGCTGATGCCGAACATGGCCCGGTGCCATGTCATCGTCCTCGACGACATCGGGACCAAGATCGACCCCGCGAGGTTCAAGGGCAAGGCTGGCCCCCACTACGTGATGGAGACGTCGGCGGGCAATTTCCAGTACGGCCTGCTCTTCGACGGGACGGTGGAAGAGGCGCAGGTCCTGATCGAGGCCCTGATCGAGGCCGAGTACAG